GTAACTAATCGCCTCCCAATCCCGAGGTTGCAGGTTCGAGTCCTGTCGGGGGCGCAATCCTATAGGTGTAGGCATTGGAGCATTGTCGCTTACTAGGTAGGCCACAGATACGCCAAAAAGCTGCGCTATAGCTTCAAGCTCGTCTAGCTGCCACCTTGCAGCGCCGCGCCAGCGCTGATTAATCGCAGGCTGTGACATCTCGATTTCACGCGCTAGTGCGGATTGACTATAGCCTCGCCGCGCGGCCTCGATCCGGATATTTTCTCCTACAACGTCATTTAGTGAACGTTCTAAAAGTGCTGTGCTCATGCGGTTAGTGTATTCGATAATCGAAACGGATGCAATAGTGAATTGACAATTATTCGATTTTCATATTGCAAGCTATTTGGAAATCGAATAGACTAATGGCATGTCAAGTTACAACACAGCCGTAACACGCACAGTTAAACGGCACATGCAACAGCACTCAATTTCCCAAAAGGCTTTGGCATCTGATCTTGAAATGTCTCAAACCGCGCTATCACAACGAATGCGCGGAGCTGCAAGGTGGCAGCTGGACGATCTAGATCGACTTATTCAGATCGGCATCCCGGTCGGTCTTGACATTTTCGGAGCCGCTGCTATGGAGGAGTACACCCATGAAGCTTAATAAAGCCCTGTTCATTTCTTCGCTTACGTTCTTTGCGATTCTCATCTCGGTATTGATCGCCTCTTTCAATATCGCTGGTTACACGATGACGTGGCCTCATTTCGCGACTTTCTTTGTCTCGATGCTCTGGTACGGCTCTGAACTGAATCGGGAGATGAACCGATGATTGGTAAGCCTCTGCACGAAATCAAAGATGATAAGCAGCTCGATTACGTCATTGAAGCTATTGACGAAATCGATTACGAACTCTCACTTTTTCAGTACAAGCTTTCATACCTCTTCCGAAACGCTCACGAAGCTTACGACGCTCTCGACCATTTGCGCTCTTTACTAGCGAACTTTGTTCGCGTCGGTCTCGGTGTAACAGATGGATCGGAAAGCGAGAGCACCGATGACTAATGCAGGGATGACGGCCTATCAGCTCGTGGATGCTCTGCGCCGCGCTGGTTGGGGTATTCTCCGAGGCTCTGAAAATCGCTGCGCACGCACGCTGCTCGAGACGCTCGCAGGGACTATGCGTGCTCTCAAAACAGATACGCGCGGTTATATGACAATCACGGCCTCGCAGCTCGCAGATCGCGCCGGATACTCGGAGAGGCACGTGCGCCGCTGGCTCCCAATCCTCGAGGATCTAGGCATTCTCTCATGGTCTCGCGGATGGATTGAAGAGGGGAAACCTCAGCCGGGATCAATGAAGATTAACAAAGCTGCTCTCGTTGATTATGTGCAAGATGCTCGCATTCAGTATGACGAAGCAGTATTGCCACTGAGGGCAGCTAAGACAGCCGCGCGCCTCGCCAAGCTCCGTTTGCTCAGAATTAAGCCCTATCACCGTCGCGGTAAGGGCCGTGCGGACACCGCGTCTAGCCTCTCCTCTTACGAGAGAGCGACCGCGCGAAGCGGTTCGCGCTCTCTCAGTCTTTCCATTCCACCAACGAATAAGAGCAACGCTGTTAGCGTTGCCGCTGTTAGCGAGGCAAAGCCAATGACGATAATGATCACGTATCAAGCTTACATGCAGAAGAAATATCCCGGTACTCCGTCTGCTCGATGGATTGAGCTTGTAGATCTTGATCCGGTTGCCGAAGAGCTAGCAGTATGCGGAGCTCTTAGCTATGAAGATCTACGCAGTCTTGAAGCTGATATGCGCGCGGAGCACGTGAATCTCACGGGAGTTGGCACACGGCTATGACTACTGAGGAGGATCGCTATCATATCAAGCTCGCTGTGCACGCTGTTCTAGATAGCATCATTGACGCTAAGGAGACTCTGCCTGATTCTCCTTACTCATGCTCTGGCACGCAACTTCAGCTACATACGCAGCTCAATGAAGCACACGCTCTTATGATGCACGCGCTCTATCTCACGAATCAGGTGGACTGATGCAAACGACAGCATGGACCGAGGAAGAGTGCGCTCTGTTCTTACAAGTCGAGCCGGAGTATCTGCGAAAGCTCAGGCAGCGAGGAGGAGGCCCACCGTTCGTGAAGGTTGGACGCAGAGTCCGCTACATTCCAGCGCACGTGTCTCGCTGGCTCGATCAAGCCGCAACCACTACCACGCGCTCAGCGCCTCCGGTGATTGTCTCATGAGAGCACGTAGGGACGATTGGACGAGCCTCTCACACAAGCAGAGGAAGGCATTCACGCTCGAGCTAATCCGCGTGTACGGAAACCTCTGCTGCTTGTGCGGATTAAGGATCAAGAGAGGGGAAGAATCATGCGAGCATCTGATCCCACGGAGCAAGGGAGGCAGGACAACGCTAGAGAACTGCAGGCCCGCTCATATTAGATGCAATAGCGCGAAGCGCGATCGTGAATATAAAGGCCCGTCATCGATCATCTATGACGCTACAGCTCGATTGTTCACCGGTTAGTGCGTTTTTTTCTGGCTAAAATCACGGTGATACACCGTGCGCTAGCCGAAAAGTCCCTCCCCAAAACACTGAAAAAAAATGGAGTTTCACCTCAAAATGGACTTTATCGACGTGCCTCTAGATAGCGATATTTTTAGGCAAAATAGCGGGTATTTAGCTGAGAATCCCGGAGAAGTCGAGAAATCGTATCGTATTCAGATTGATTCAATGAAAGAAGCTGGATATCTCGACGAGACACACACCGGATTGATCGCCCTCGTGCTCAAAGCCGCGCGCGCCGTGGACGACATTAAACCTACCGACGCAGCGAGTGGACGCGCTCAGCTCTTCAAGGCCCTTAATGACATCGCTGATAAGCTCCCGAGGCCCGCAGAGCAAGCACACGACCCTCTGCAGAAACTCACTGAGGTTCTCGACTCCGTAATGATCCCTATGCCAGCTGATCCCCGCGAAAACTAGAATGTTTACTCATTTCCCGCCGCCCGCTTTCGGTCCTCGCCGCGATCCGTCGTATCTAAGTGAGGAACCGAAGCTGACTGCGATCTCGATCGCTCTCGGTAAGATGCCGCAACCGTGGCAGCGGTATGTGTGGGACGTGGGCACGCAGTACAAGCTAAACAGTCGAGGAGAAAAGCTATACAAGTATTCAGATGTCCTCGTGACTGTCCCTCGGCAATCCGGAAAGACAACGCTGCTTAGGCCTATCCGTATCCTCCGCATGCTCGAGAATCCAAGCGCTCACCTCTTTGCTACCGCGCAAACAGCGAAGCACTCAAGTCTCCGTATGCTCGACATGATCGACGCAGTAGAGCAGTCCTCCCTATCAAGCTATTTCAAGCCCCGCCGAGGGAAAGGAGACGCTGGCCTCGAGCTGCTAGCCAACGGTGCGAAACTCTCGCAGTTCACACCAAACGAGGAAGCGATTCACGGTGAGACAAGTATTCACGTCGATATGGATGAGATCTGGTATTTCTCCAAAGCTCAGGGAGACGCAATCCTCGGAGGCGTGCGACCGTCCGCAGTGACGCTCGGCCCTCGAGCTCAACGCTGGTACACCTCAACGATGGGAACACTCGCAAGTGAGTTCATGAACGATCTTGTGGAAAAAGGCCGCGCAGGAACCAAACCGAGCATATGTTATATCGAGTTCTCGCTCCCCGTAGGTGAGGACTACCGAGATCCCGCCGCATGGTGGAAGTTCCACCCAGCACTTGGGAATACGATCACCGAGCAAGCGCTCAAAGATGAACTCGACTCGATGAGTGAAGGCGAGTTCATGAGAGCGTACATGAACCGGCTAACAGACGTGCAGGACACGTTCATTCCTCTGCAGATGTGGGATGACCTAGCAGATACGGAGATTATCGCTCCCTCGCTCGATGACATCACTGTAGCGTTCGAGGTAGCTCCACAAAACGCGTGCGCCGCTGTCGTGGCCTCATGGCAAGGAGAAGCAGGACCGTGCTCGCGAGTAATCCACCAAGCACCGGGAACAGCATGGCTCATCCCCTATCTACAAGATTTGCACGCGCGCGGGATTACGCGTCTCGCAGCGGACGGAGCAGGACCCGTGCGCCGCATCCTCGACTCAATCGGAGATAGTCTCCCTGTGAAAGTCCTTGAGTTTCAAGAGCGCCGCCTCGCCGATCAAACGTTTATCACCGCTGCTCGCGACGATCACACTCTCACTCATGACGGATCCGACGTGCTGCGACAAGCCCTATCCGCAGCGCAGGTGCGCCGCGTGAACGGCCTCGAGCTACTCGATCGAGAAAAGAGCCTCGCTCCTATCCCCTCGCTCATCGCCGCTAGCGTCGCTTTGTATGCAGATACGCACCGCGAAGATAACTACGTACCTGTACTCGTCGCATAAAAGGGCCTCTCATGGCCCGTGCAAACCCCTGTATGACCCAAACGATGCCGATTAATAGACATGCACCGGCCCGCGCGCGTTTTATCGTCATATGGGATTTACAGCGCGCCTCCTCGCAGCTATCGGGATCGAAGCCCGATCAACTGCCTATGACCCGCATGTGACGACGCTCGCCTCAAGTGGCCTCGCGAGCGTGCGCGGCGCCTCTGATCCCGGTAACCTCTCTCTCGGATCCGCAGTAAGCCTCTCAGCCGTCTACCGCTCAATTAGCATCATCGCGACAGCCATGCGACAGCTTTCCCTCGTCGTGGAAAGGCAAGGAGAGCAGCTAGCAGCATCCGATATCCCGTCAATCATCCGCCGCCCAAACCTCCACCAATCGCGCGGAGATTTCGTCGAGACTGCAACTATCTCCCTCGCCGCAACTGGAAACGCCTATATCAAGGTCGAGCGTTTCGGTGATAGCGTCGATTCCCTTACCGTCCTTGATCCTTGGCTCTGCCACGCAGTAATTGACGAAGCAACCGGGGTGAAAACTATTGTCTACAAGGGGAAGAGCTACAGCACCGACGAGATTCTACACGTGCCTCTGCTTACTCTCCCCGGTAGCGCTACTGGCCTCGGCCCGATCCAAGCCTCACACACGGAACTGACTACCGCGAAGGACATCCGCGATTTCGCTGCAGGCTGGTTTAGGAACAGCGGGCAGCCGAGCGGGATCCTCTCGACCGATCAGAAGGTTTCCGCCGATGACCTCATTGCTATGCGCAATGCATGGAACTATCTCGATGCTGACGGGAATCCTCTCGACATGTCGGCTAATCCCTCGAGGATCCGAGTATTTCCGCACGGCCTCTCATACACTCCTATCCTCATCTCTCCCCGCGAAGCGCAATGGATTGAAGCGCAGCAGTTTAATACGGTGCAGATCGCGCGGATCTTTGGTATCCCCGCGCCTCTCCTCCTCGCAGCTGTCGAGGGAAACGCTCAGACCTATTCCAATGTTGAGCAGGAGTGGATTGCGTTCACGCGTTTTACTTTGCAGTCGTACATTACGCGCCTCGAGGACGCTCTCACCTCGATTGTCCCGCGTGGGCAGCGCGTGAAGTTCAACGTTGAAGCACTGTTGCGCTCCGATACGACCACGCGCTACGCCGCTCACAAAACAGCGATTGAAATGGGCCTCTACTCCGCAAAGTATGCCCGCGAAATCGAAGGAATCCCCGCCTCCGCCGCCCCAGAAAGTACCGCTAATGAATCTTGAAAGTATGCAGACACGCTCCCTAGAGTGCCGCGCGCAAATCGACGGCCTCACAATCGAGGGAATCGGAGTCCCATTCAACCGCGAGATTACGTTCGGGAACTGGTATGAGCAGTTCGCTCCCGGAAGCATCGACGATGCAGGAGCAATCCTCCGGTATGGACACTCCGAGCCAATCGGAGTGATCACCCACGCTGAGGACACCGCAGACGGACGCAAGATCACCGCGCGGATCTCCGATACTCAGCGAGGCCGCGATATTGCGCAGCTGATCCGCGACGGAGCCCTCACAAAACTATCGATCGGATTTGAGCCGATCGAGTACGAAACTCGAGACGACGGAGACGGCACGCACATCACGTACACGCACGTGCGAGCGCGCGAGTTCTCGGTAGTGGAGTTTCCCGCGTACAGTGACGCGACAATTTCCGAAATCCGCACCCAACCCGATAAGACCAAGCCCGAAAGGCCTCAAATGAACCCCGAAGAAATCCGCTCTCAGATCAGCGACGCGATCGCGCCGCTCACGACCGCAATTGACGATTGTGAGCGCGAAATCCGCTCTATGCGCACGTCGTCTGCTTCCGCCGAAAAGCCGTTTGAGTATCGCTCGTTTGGTGCCTATGCGAAGGCCCTTGCCGCGCGTGAAGAAATGGCAGTGCAAGCCTATGAAGGTGCAACCCTCGCGCAGGCCGTTGCTCGCCCCGCATGGCTCGGATCGCTCGAGAAGCGCATGCAGGCTAAGCAGGTTGTTACGAATCTGTTTACGCACACGTTTGATCTCCCCAGCGAGGGCATGACTGTCGAGTATGCCGTCAAGAAGGGAGCGAGCACGATCAGTGTTGACTCTGACCATAAGGAAGCAGAGGCACTCCCGACCGGTCGGCCCGCGCCCTACGAGATTAAGAGCGCAGCTGTCATGACTTACGCCGGAGGCGCTGAGATCAGTTTCGAGGCCGTCGAGCGTGCATCGATCTCGCTGCTCGATGATATCCTCTACGATCAGGCATTTACCTACGCTACCGCGATTGAGAACAAGACACGCGAGCTGTTTAACACCGCTGTCACCTCCGCTGAAAACACTCCGCTCAAGACGATCGCGAACCTCAACTCTGCCACCGTCAACGACTGGACCGATTTCGTTCTCGCCTTGATCGACGCATACGATGCCACCCCCTACGTCCTCGACGGCCTCGCAGTTTCCCCGCAGGTGTTCCAATCGCTCGCCGCTCTCGATCGCTCCCCGAAGGCACTGCAGTTCTCGAGCGCTCCCGTTGACCACCAAGGCACTATTACTCTCCCGACCGGTCGAGGAGATTTCGCAACGATCACCGTGCAACGCGTTCCAAACTGGACCGGAAAGCACGCAGTCGGATTCTCGAGCGAAGCAATCCGCGTGCAAGAAGCGCCGGGTGCGCCCTACCGTCTGCAGGACTCGCAGATTTTCTCCCTCACGAAGCAGCTCGCAGTGTACGGATACGCCGCTCACTACACGCCGCGCCCCGAACTGATTAAGGCAGTGAAGTTCAATGCCTGACATGACTAGTGCCGTCGCGGCATACGTGCACGGAGCCGCTGCGGATACAGCGTTTATTGAAGAGTGCACCGAATCCGCGACGGCCCTAGTCGATCGCTTCATAGGACACAGCACGGTCCCTCCCGCTGTTCGCCGCTCAGCAATCCTCGAGGTAGCCGCGAACCTCTTTAACCGCCGCGCCTCCTCGCGCGATTCCTCAACCGCTCTCGACGCAGATTCAACAGCCCAATTCTTCCGCCCCGCCCTCGATCCTCTCACTCCCGCCTATCCGCTCCTACGTCCGTACATGAAAGCGTTTTTCGCATGAGTTTCTACGACCTCGAGGACATCATAGAATCAGCAACGATCCCCGGCCTCACGGTGATCACCGCTCCTGACCTCCTACGTCCGCATCTCGCAGCAGGTGAATCATGCATCTGGATCGGAGCGCCGGAGTCAATCGAGTTCGAGGGCTACGGACAAGGAACATGCTCGTGGAAAGCGGCTCTCGTGCATCCGGATTTCCGCGATCACCTCGCAGTACTCCCCGCACTCCTCGAATACGCGAGCCAGCTCGAGCCGCGCCTCTCCCTCACCGCAATCCGCCCCGACACAATCGACCTCGCCGGGACCCTCTACCCGGCTCTCGAGATCAGTTTCGAGACAACGTTTAGAAAGTGAGCCCTCTCATGGCACCGCAGACAACCAAGTTCCCTAAGCTCGGCCCCGGAGTTCTCCGTTTCGGAGAAACCGCCTCCGCACGCGAGTTCTCCGCGCGCCTCTCCTCCGTCAAGTTCTCGCCGACTATTAAGGATGAGGACCCCGTTCCTCTCCTCGATGGCAGCGAGTTTGTGCCCTCCGGTGAAATCAGCGGAGAACTCTCCGGTACGTTTTATCAGGATTTTGACAAGAACGGTATCGTTGCATGGACCTACGCGCACGCAGACGAGATCATGCCCTACACGTTCGTTCCGAACAACACCGAGCAGATGACACTCAAGGGGAAAGTCAAGATCAAGCCCGTCGCGATCGGAGGGGAAGTCAAGAAGGAAAACACGACGGATTTCACTTTCAACACCGTCGGAGGCCTCCCTGATATCTCATACGGCCCCCTCCCCGCCTAGACATGGGAACGGGACGCGGCAAAAGCCCGCTCGTCGAGGTGACGAACGCGCGAGAATACCGCCGCCGCATGAAAGCCGCAGGCGACAGCCTCGATGACCTCAAGCAACTGCATAAAGACATTGCAACGCTCGTCGTCGCCGAAGCTCAACACCTCGTACCGCGAAAGAGCCAAAAGCTCGCAGGAACAATCCGCGCCGCAGGATCTAAGACAGCTGCGACGGTAAAAGCTGGCAGCAAGCGAGTTCCATACGCGGGAATGATCCAATGGGGCCGCAAAATTTGGCCCTCCACTCGAGGCCCAAAGCCCGCTAGTGGCCGGAAAAAGCATCCCTCAGTCTATCTTCCCTCTCTCTTCCTCACAGAGGCAGCATCAGTCTCCGAACCGGAGTGGGTAGGTATGTACATCACCCAATTAGAAAACGCACTAGCCGAAGCAACCGGAGAAAAACAATGAAACGTCTATTTATTGACTACGAGCTCACAGATGGAACCGTAGGAACCACGCGCGTTTATGCAGCCGACAAGGTCCTCGCAGAAAAGACAAGCCGCATGCATAGTTGGCCCGTCGAGGACGGCCCGCGCCTGATGACGATCATGCTCTACTCGGCCCTCAAGCGCACGAACGTGATTACCGACGATTACGAGGCGTTTGTTGACGCTGTTCTCGTCGATTATCAAGCGCGAACCGAGGACATGGACGAGGAAAACCCTACCCGGTCGGAGGGGTAACAGCCTCAGTTGTCGCTCTAGCCATGCGGACCGGAATACCCGCCTCTGTATGGCTGAGTGAGCCTCCGGAAATCTTAGAGACAGCTCTCCTAATTATCAGTAACGAAAGCGAGTAACACTCATGGCTGGTAAAAGCGCGATTCTCTCCGTGAAAATCCTCGGTGACGCGTCGAGCGCTGTTAAAGCCATGCACGAAACTGAGGATGCAGGAGGAGGATTATTCTCTAAGATCACCGGAGGCCTCCCCTCAGCGGCAATGATCGGAACCGCTCTCGCAGGTGCCGCAGTTGTCGCCACTAAGGCCCTATGGGATATCGGGACGACATTTGATGAGGTCGAGGACACGATCCGCGTAGGGACCGGAGCAACGGGAGATGCTCTCAAAGGGCTTGTAGATGACGCGCATGCAGTCGCAACTTCCATCCCGACCTCTTTCACGGATGCCGGTAAAACGGTAGCCGATCTGAACACTCGCCTCGGTCTTTCCGGAGAGCAACTGCAAACCGTTGCGAAGCAGTATCTAGAGGCCGGTCGCATCCTCGGTGAAGATGTCGATATTAACAGCACGACGGCTGCGTTTCATGCATTCAATCTCACGAATGATGAAGTCTCCGGAGCGATGGATAACCTGTTTAGGGTATCGCAGGCAACCGGAGTGGGAATCAACGATCTCGCTGGAAAAATTACTGCAGGTGCCGAGACGCTTTCCGATCTCGGATTTAGTTTCGAGGAGAGCGCCGCTCTCGTCGGATCGCTGGATAAAGCCGGTGTAGACTCCGCCGCGACGCTCGGAGTCATGAAAAAGGGCATGCTCGCTGTCGCCAAGCCCGGTGAGGATATGCAAGCAGCGTTCTTCCGAGTCACGCGCGAAATCGAGGAGTTTACGCAGCGCGGAGACACTGCAGGTGCGCTCGATCTTGCCGGAAAAGTGTTCGGCACCAAGGGAGCGGCTCAAATGGTGCAAGCCATTAAGAGCGGCTCGATCAATCTTGATGATCTCATGGGACATATCGGAGCGACCGGAGACTCTATCCTCGAGGTCGGAGCCGAAACGATGGATGCCGCCGAGAAATGGGAGATCCTCAAGAATCGCGGGATGGAGGCGCTGCGTCCTATCGCCGAGGGCCTGTTTAGCTTTGTCGGAGATGCTCTCGGTAAGGTCATGGACTTTATCGACGGAATCGATTTCACGCCCGTTACAAACGCGCTTGCGACGGTTGGACCGTGGGTTAGCGGAGTAGCCTCACAGCTATTCTCGCTCGGACAAGCCATTATTAATATGGCAACCTCGGCTTGGCAGTTCGTTCAGCCGATTATCGCAGCGTTCATGCCCGCAGTTTCCGCAGTCGTCGAAACGGTTAAAACATATCTCGGTGATCTCATTAATGTTGTACACAGCGTTGTAGATTTCGTATCCGCACTGTTTAGCGGAGACTGGTCCGCAGCTTGGAATTCCGCGAAAAACGTCGTCTCAAACGTCGTTACCCTTGTCGGCAACCTTGTTGGCAACATGTGGAACGTCATTACGAACATCTTTAGCGGAATCAAAAATACGCTAGGTAATCTCTGGTCCTCCGCATGGGAGCTGGTGAAAAACGCTGCATCTAACGGAGCATCTGCCCTCTGGAACATCATTAGCGGGATCCCCGGACAAATCCTCTCCGCTCTCGGAAACGTCGGCTCGCTCCTCTATTCCGCAGGACGCGACGTGATCCAAGGCCTGATTAATGGCATTAAGAACATGGCCTCGGCACTATGGGAAGGCATTAAGGGCACCGTCTCTGGAGCCGTAAACGGTATTAAAAACTTTTTGGGAATTGCATCCCCGTCGCGCGTGTTTAAGGAGATCGGTGTTTTCACCGGTCAAGGCCTCGTACTCGGCTTGGAATCGCAGTCAGATAAGGTACATGACGCGTTCACGAACCTTGTAGAAGTCCCTCCCACTCCCACATTCAACGTGCCGATCGCTCCGTTTAACGGCAATTCTGCATACCGTGAGTATGGGCGAAATCCTGTGACTGTCAATATCACCGTGAATGGAGCTCTCGACGCGGATGCTACCGCTCGCGAAATCCAGCGCGTCCTACAGCGCGCAGACTGGCGCAATCACGGAGTGACGCTGTGACTACCGCGACATGCATTCTCTCTGTTTCCTCGAGGCGCGTACCCGCTCTCGATCGCCTCACGATCGCATGGGGACGCGATAACGCCGCGACGCAACCCGCCGCAGCTACATGCACAGCTCAGTTCTTTGCAGATGACGCAGCATCCGCTATGCAAACATACACGATCGGACGGACTGTAACTGTCTCCTCGGATATCACGACGTACACCACCGGCACGCCGATTGAGCTGCCTCTCACCGCCGCGACAGCATTTGAGGGATCTCTCGAATCAGGTGCGATCCACGCAGACCCCAACTCCCCGCGCGATATCGCAACGATCATATGCCCGCCCGCCGCGCACTCAGATAATCCCGCAGCATGGGATGAAATGCCCGCAGCCGTGGCAGGTACCCAGTGGACTATCACCGCGGAGATTAGCCTACCGGCACAAGGCGTAATGTCGATTTTCCCAGCATATTTCCACGGACCCGCCGCGCAGCCAAGCTACGGCCCGCGCGTCGCACGCACGGATACAAGCGGATCTATCTCGGCCTCCTGGGTTATCCCCGCCGCCGCCGCTGGCACGTGGATCGGCCTCGCTTTCCAATTTGCCCCCACCGGCCCCGCGTGGAAAACAAGCCCGCAGGCATGGAACTCAGACACGCGCACATGGACGGGACTTAATACCGGATCTATCCGCCGGGTGACTCTACAGAGGCCCCGCGAGGCCGCGCCGATCCGCGCCGAAGTTTTCGCAGGCACAATCACTGACATCTCTCTCGAGTTCGACGAGGAGGCCCGCAGGCCCGTTCTCTCTCTCACCGCTGCTGACACTCTCGCTGATCTCGAGCATGTATACCTCGGAGGCGAGGTCTGGGAAACCGAATCTCTCCAATCGCGAATTGACAAGATTACGCGAGCACTGCCCTCAACGATTGCCCCAAATATCGTGATCGACCCCGTGCCAGCCGCGCGCACTCTGATTTGGGAGGATGTAGACAACCAATCTGCAGCAACTCTCCTAAAATCTGCAGCTACAAGCGCGGGAGCTGTCATGTGGGCCGCTACGCACAAAACGACGGGACCGTATATCCGGATGGAGGATCCCTCCACGCGAGGGGCACTCGGCATTATCTCTCTCGTTAATGGGAAGATCAAAACGACAGCGCTTAAAGCCGCTCACTCCCTATCGGCATCGCAGCTACTCCGCGCAGGAGCGCTTACTCAGTCAAACTCGGACGCTGCGAGCGTCGCGCGCCTCACATGGAAACAGCCCGGCATCGACAGCGACGGACGACGAACCTCAACCGATCGCACGATTACGATCGAGGACCGCGATCTCGTTCGCCGGATCGGATACCGCACAGTAAGCCTGTCTACCTCTCTCGCTATTCAATCTCAAGCCGAAGCAGCCGCCGCGCGACTCTTTAGAACATACCTCCCCGGAGGCTTCTCAATCCCGCACCTCACATGGGACACACGAGTACATCCGGACATGACTCAGCCAGATACTCTCGCAGCTCTCCTCGACGCGACACGACGCCTCGGCCTCATGCTTTCCATCACTGAGCTTCCGGAATGGTACCCAGCACGCACGATCACAGCGTTTATCGACGGAGGCCGCTACACGTATGAAAAACAGCGGTGGCGTCTTGAACTCAACACGACAACGACAGCCGCAACCGGTAGAGGCCTCACATGGAACCAACTCCCGCCCGGCCTCACATGGAACCAAACACTCCCGCTCACGTGGGCACACACATCGTCACTGACCTACTAGGAGAAAGAATGCCAGCCACAACACCTACCCTCAGCCTCCCCTACCCTCTCGACTCCGATCGGCTCGAGGATTTCCCGACGATCGCAAAAGCTGCAGCCACCGCAATCGAAAAACAATTCACACCCGCAACTGCACAAGCCCCAGTTTTCGACGGAGGCTGGAAATGGGGAGGTAGAGGAGGGAAAATTACTAGCCTCGGTGCTCTACACATTCTTGAGCTCGAAATCGCGCGCACAGCTTTCGATTTTGAACGTGCTTCCAGTGAGGTGGACTTATGCACGATCCCCTCTAGCGTGCCAGTGCCTGACACCACCGGCTCTGCATGGATACCTATCGGGATGCTAGCGGGCATGGACTCATACCCAATGACACTCATCCTAGCCGGGCGAACCGTTAAAATCCGCGTCGATCACTTCACTCACTTTACGCAAAACTGGAGGTTTTACGGACAGGGGGCGTGGATCGCATGAGCCACATCAATCCGAACTATGCGGTTACCGACATCCACCAAAGCCCAAACTACGACGACGGTCGCCCCAACGGCGACCCCACAGAAATCGTCATCCATTGGTGGGGGCTCCCAGAATGGAACCAAACCCATGATCAAGTCGTGGCTTTTCTCAGTGATGGAAACCGGTCTAACCCCACCAGCGCGCACTACGTCGTATCAGACGGACGGATTACGCAGCTTGTTTCAGACCGGGATCGCGCCTGGCATTGCTACGGAAACAATTCGCGCTCGATCGGAATCGAATGCCATCCCGCAGCCACGGACGGCGACATGAGGACTATCGCGCGTCTTATCGCCGCTATCCGAAGCGAATGGGGATACCTACCACTCTCGCGCCACTGCGACCATTTCGCTACCGCTTGCCCCGGCAACTACATAGACAAGCTAGACCGACTCGATTACCTCTCAACACACCCAGAAGAAAGTGAGAACGACATGCAACTTACCGACACCATCACACGCCCGGACGGACACACCGGAAGCGTGGGAGCAATGATTGGGTACATGGATATGAGGATTGAAAAGCTCGAACAGCTCCTCCTCACCCCACATTACAAGCGTGATACAGACGGCGGCATCAGCAATGAACAAACCGACGCAGGTCTAGAAATCGAGTGGGCAGGAGCCAATTTCGCACGAGTATATGACGGCATCAATGCGCTGTCGAAGCGCATTGATGATCTCGTGTCCCTGATCGAGGTAGGAGCATCCAAGTGAATGAATCCCCGCGTCACGCTAGCCCGCAACCCCTATCGTGGCTCACCCCGCAGGTCCGCGCCTGGCTATACGGCATCATCACAGCCCTGGTCCCGATCCTGACCGTCTACGGCATCGTAGACCAGACCACCGCCCCCCTGTGGATATCCCTAGCGGCCTCAGTGCTCGGCACCGCCACAGCACTAGCACACACGCCACGAGGCGACCAATGAACGCTGTAGCTGAGGTGATCGCCGCCACCGGCGGACTAGGCGGGCTCGCCGCCGCCCTCACAAGCGGGGCCGCGCTCCTCGCCACCCGCAAGACCCGTGCGCAGCTCGAACCGGATCACGGAAGCTCCGTGAAAGACCAGCTGAATCGCATTGAAAGCAGCTTAGACGAGCATGGGACGCAGCTAGACCACCAAAGCGCGCAGCTCCTACAAATTACGCGTCGCGTCGACTCAATTGACGATCACGCGCACGACACACATCGGGAAATCTATCAGCGCCTCACAGTGCTGGAGAAATAAAAGTGTAGGCGGGCACAACGCCCGCCTACACTACTTCTTCAAATCGCTACGGTGCCCGCGCCCAAGACGGTTATTCATCCAATGGTCTACGCTCTCAGCCGTCCATCCAGGAATTGGACGGCCATTCACGTCGTCGAGGCCAATAATCGCATCAGGCGGTGGGATAAGCCCCCGTTGCATGTACCGCCGGATCGTCTCGACGGCCAGCCCGGCCCGCCGGGCAAAGTCCGTCGCAGACAAATAATAAATTGTCACTTTGACCCCCTACGTAGAAGCATCGCCGCCGCTAGACCTCCAGCGATGCCCCACAGCCCCCACAGGACCGACGCAGAGACGATAGACAGCGCGCCCATAGCTGTGCGAACGGCTAAAACCGCTGCTATAAGGCAGATTACGGCGAAAACGATTAGCTGAATGTTCTTGTTCATCTTGTCACCCTCCATCCCGTGTGAGAGACTGGGCGGTAGGGGCGGTTGCCGCCGCCCCTACCGGGACATCACCTCTGATTATCTTGTCTGATCTGATAGATCATCAGACCGATCACGACAATCGTTAGTGCTGTTTGTACCCAGTCACCGACTGTCAAGATGCCTCCCTTCTTTAGTTGTTGTCAGGTTTTCCCTGACATGATTAACTATAGCCTACTATGCCGACAGTGTCAACATGGTAGGCTATAGTTATGTAACTGTTTGGTAACATTTGTTTACGCAGCGGCCTCCACTACCCTACGTAAAGCATCGTCTGACATCTGCAAATACACTAATGTCGTTTCAGGAGAGGCATGCCCGAGGACTCTCTGAACGGCAACTAAATCCCGCGTCGCTCGATATGCTCGCGTCGTGAAACGGTGCCGAAGAGCATGCATTGACACCCCGGCTGGCATCGACCTTGAGAGTAGCTTTCCGAGCCATTCCGGACTAATGTGCCCACCGACGTTACCCGGGAATACGAATCCTTGATATTTACGCAGTTCGCCCGCTAATGACTCGGTAATAGGGATGACACGCGTCTTACCACCCTTACCATGCACGATGAGTGCAGCTCCGTCGCTCGAATCTATTAGATCTCGATCGACGTTAATGCACGCGACCTCACCGCGCCTCATACCAAGCTCGACAGACAGCCGAGCAGCGAGTTTCACTCTCCAATCCCGCGATAGTAGGCACGAAGCTACCGCCGCATCACTCGCAGGATGTGGAGACGGTACAGCCTTACGAACTTTCGGAATGATCGGCATATGATCAATGAGCCCTTGCCCGTGTGCCCACTGATAGAAGCTCTTGACAGATTGATGAGCACTGCGACGTGTGGACTGTGACCATTCTTGATGAGCACTCCACTCGACTACCACCGTATCTTTCACACTGAATGGATCCTCATCGATCCACCGCACATAACGCGCTATCCAATCTTTCCTAAGTCTCACCGTCTTTGGTGAGCAACCGCTAGCTAGTAGATACGTTTCATATGAAGCGATTGAGTTTCTCCACTCAATCGAAATTGTGTTGACGGACATAAGTAGATGATTACGCAGCAATTCTCAGCACGCATTCAGGATCGCTAGCAGCGTAACTAATCGCCTCCCAATCCCGAGGTTGCAGGTTCGAGTCCTGTCGGGGGCGC